AGATAGGCCTCCTTAAATTATTATGTAATTTTAAAATCTACTATTTATAGTATAATACAAAAAAATATTGTGTCTAGAAGTTGAAAAGTATATTTTATGTTAGAAAATTAAATAGAAATGTGAAAAATAAAGGTATAAAACGATTACTGTTAGTTAACAAAAAATAATTATAAATCATAATATAAATCATAACAATATAAAAAATATCTAAAAGGAGTAGATATGAATAAATGCTTTAAGCGTATTGCAGCTATATTTAGTGTAATAGCAATAATAGGTGCTACTTTTATGGGATGTGGTAAGGTAAATAATAAAAGAACTGAAAGTACAAATTTAAAAACCATAAGATTAAATGAAGTTGTAAGATCTGTATTTTATGCACCAATGTATGTTGCAATAAATGAAGGTTTCTTTGAAGAAGAAGGACTTGCAATAGACTTATCAACTGGACAAGGTGCAGATGCAACACAATCTAAATAACAACATATGTCCATAATAAATGAAAGGCTGTAGAGCTACCTACAACCTTAGTTTATATCCAACTTCATTTGTTTCGCTGTCATAGGTAAAATACTCAATAAAGTTCATTATTAAATTTCTTTTAGCTTCAACATCTTCAATTAAATCAATTGTATTTATAAAAAGTTTATGACTTTCTAAAAGTAGTTGTTTTTTATTTTCTTCATCTTCAACATCAAACATAGAAATATTAATTTCATTTATTCTTTTATTAATATTATCATTTTCAGTTTTTATTTTTTTTATTTCTGTTTGGATCATGGACAGAACATCAATATCATCTATTAATGCTAATTTTTTAATAAGGCCTTGAAGCAATTTATCATTTTCATTAAGATTTTTATTTAATGATGTTAGTTCTCTTTTTAATGAAGCATTATTATTTTTTGTTCTTTTAATATTAATAATATCTTCAATATTAATATTTTTACATAAATCTATGACAAATTGTTCAAGCTCATCAGCATTGACCATTTTTGAGTCACATCTATTAGAAGATCTATTTTTTAATTCACACCTATAACTTCTATAATAGATACCTTTAGATGTTCTACTCCAAGAGCACATACTAGAACCACATCTTGAACATTTTAACATTCCACTTAATAAAAATTTATTGCCAGTAGCTTTTCTTGGGGATGTTTTACTTGAAATTTCTGATAAAATATTTTGACACTCTACCCATTCAGCTCCAGGAATAATACCAGGATGTTTACCGGTAGCAATAATCCATTCTTCAATAGGATTTTCCTTCTTTCCACCTTTTCTTTTATTATAAACCATTAGACCATATTTATTATTTTCACTACAATTAAGAGTTGAACCTTTAGATTCGAAATATTTTATTGCATTTTCATCAGAACAACAGTAAACAGGATTCTTTAATATTTGCAGTACTGTATTTCTGCTAAAATCGCCCCCATTTTTTCCTTTTATATAATTAGAGACTAAATACCTTGCTATGGGAACAGTGCTCTTATATTCGGGATATAGCTTATATATGAGCCTTACTATTTCAATTTCTTCCTCAACAACTTCTAATTTATACATTCTCTTATTATTTTCTGTTATTTGAACTGATTTAAAACCCAGAGGAGGAGTACCACCTAACCATCTACCAGTACGAGATAGCTCAAGCATATTATCCTTTATACGTTCAGCTATAGTCTCCCTTTCAATTTGTGCAAATGTAGCACTAATATTAATCATAGCTCTACCCATTATAGTGCTGGTGTCAAACTGCTCTGTTATACTTATAAAAGCTATATTACTTTCTTCTAATATTTTATAAGTAGAAGAAAAGTCAGCTACATTACGAGCAATTCTATCTAATCTATAGCATATAAGAGCAGAGAATCTTTTTAATTTCGCATCATTCATCATTTTAGTGAACTGGGGCCTATTAATATTTCCACCAGACCAACCTTCATCTTCATATATAAGAAAATTAACATCTTCATTTGTTGTATTCAGAAAATATTTTTTACAAAGTTCTATTTGATTAGAAATAGATTCACCTTTTTTAGTGGCTTTTGATTTTCTTGCATAGATAGCAACATTCATTTATATCACCTCGCTGTATATTATTGACTAAAAAAATTCCATTATTCCAAAATTAGGAGAGAAGTATATTAAATAGTTATCAATTTTATAGCATGTCCCATACTTACTCTTATAATATTCGATAGCATCAAGTAAAAACCATTCTGGAATTTCTAAAAATTCTGCAAGTTCATATCTTCCTCTAACACCAGCTTTATGAGCATTAATTAAATCAACTATTCCAACAAGTCTTTCATATGCCCAGGCACGTGCTCTAAGCTCTTGTTTAACATTTCTTATATCGTTTTGGTTAATAATATCACCATAACTAGTAAAATGATGTCCAAGCTCTTCAGCAAGTATACAAGTCTTTTCCTTATTTGTTTCTATATTAGAATCTATTATTATTTTGTTATTTTTATATAAGCCTTTAAACCCATACTTTAAAGACTTTTCTTTGATTTTTACGTCTTTTTGATATTTAATCATAAGTTTTTCATATTCCATTGTAATTTCCCTTTCTTTAGAAAATATGTTCGATATATAGTTAAAAATAAAAGGCTGAAGGCCTAACTTTTTAAATTTAGTAGTATAACATTCACTTTTTATGATTATTATAGTAATATATAGTTAATTACAGTTTAAGGAAGTGATTTTATGTCATTTATAAAAAGAATTCACAACATTATGGATAAACAATTAACTAAAATAGAAAATAATATATATAACACTGAAAATAGTAAATATACTGAAAAAAGTATTAAATTTCAAAGAGAGCTAGAAGAAAAAGTATCTAACTCTCAATCTAGAATAAATAATATACGAAATTCTATTCAAAATACAAAGCAATAGGAAGAATTATTTTATTTGTTAATGGAATTCCCAAATTACTATTATAAAATATTTTATTTACATCATCTAAACTAGCAAATATCTTTCCAAAGGAAGATGTCTCATCAATACCAACTGAAACAGATTTTTCAAGGGTACTAACATATTTACCGATAATCGATATTTTACCAGTATAATTAAATCTAATTGATTTAGTTGATTCTCTTAAAAAATTATCATCTAATGGAACTAAACAGTCCGAACATTGAATAAATTTAGCGGTTGGAAGCATTGTTTTAGCAATTCTAAATATTCTTCTAGTATCACATTGAGCTTCAAATTCTTTCTTTCTAGCATTTTTTTTCACACTTTCTGATGAGTTTAGTTTTTTCACAGAATTATCAGCTAAAAAATTAATATATTCATCTGTATAAACTGATAAAATATAATCTAAATCTTTTAAGTTATAATCACCTGAAAAAGAAACGTAATCATTTAAATTACAATTATCAATGGATTTTAATAAGTTATTTTTATTTAAATAATTCATAAATTGTTGCAAAGCATTATCGTGCAGCATCTTTTCTATAAGCTCTTTACCATATTCTAATTGTGTTAAAGCATTTGCAGTTTTAACTCCTTCGGGTGTTTCAGCAAATTGCATTGTAAAGAGGCCAGGAATTCCTACATCGGTTTTGAATTTGCTTTCTTTAGTAACAACTGTTTCTTTAGATGCATTAGTTACTTCATCATAAGTTTCTGATTGAACTTTATTTATAATTCCATCATTAATTTGTGATAAGTATGAATTTAATATATCTGTGTTTAAATAAATAAAGTGTTTCATTTAATCCCATCCCCTTAATTAATTATTTATCTAAAGTATTTTAGATTTCTTTACATTTTATCTATTCATCATCAAAATCATCAAATAAAGTATCTATATAACTTTTAAGTAGTTTCATTTTCTTTGGTGTAATTTCTTTATCTTTAGATTCTAAGTGAGCCGCTATTGTTTCAACAGCTTCAGAAAATTTTTCTCCACCAGCACCTTGAAATAATGGATCTATATTTAAAGTTTTTTTTACATTACTTCTTCCAAGCAAATAATCTACTGTTATATTAAAAAAGTCACATATTCTTGTTAACATTTCGCTATCAGGAGTACGTTTTCCTGATTCATACATACCTATAGTACTTGGAGATACACCTAATGCTTTTGCCAATTCCTTTTGGCTTAAATCAGCATCTTCTCTAAGAGATTTCAATCTTTCACTAATCATTATTAATTATTACCTCCTTGTAAGATATATACAATTTTATCACAAATAGTGATGATTAATAAATATACATCACAAAAAGTGAAAAAAAGTATTGACATCACAAAATGTGAGCGATATAATAAAATCACAAAGTGTGAGTGGAAGGGGGGTTACTAAATGAATGACTCTTTGGTAAACTTTAGGAATTCTTTAGGACTAACACAACGAGAGATGGCTAAATGCTTAGGAAGTACACTTAGTCATTATTCTAAAATAGAGTTAGGAATAAGAAATCCAAGTTATAATTTTTTAGTTAAATTTAAAAAAAATTTTTCTAATGTGGGAGTAGATGAAATTTTTTTTAGTAATTACAATCACGATTCGTGAACAGGGACTTAACAGTTTAGTATAAACCATTAAAACTAAATTTATGAATAGGAGTATAAAAAATGAATAAACTAATGAAATTTGAAAATTACAACGTAGAAGTATTTGAATTTAAAGGAAAAGTTTTATTTAATGCAAATCATGTTGCATATGTATTGGGAATTAAGAATGTAAGAGAGAATTTGAGAGAGATGAGTGACAAGCAGTTAATAAAATTAAATAATTCTGCTGTCAGCAATACTGACATCCGAAAATTAAATAATGCAGGAGAAAACTTCTTAACGGAAAGTGGAGTTTATAAATTAATCTTCAAATCAAGAAAGAAAGAGGCTGAAAAATTCCAAGATTGGGTAACAGATGAAGTTTTACCACAGATAAGAAAAACAGGCACATACATGACAGAACTTAAAGGTCAAGAAAAGATGTTCCAGTTAATGAGAAATGAGATAAATGAAATGGTATCTCTTAAAATAAAAGAAATTGAAGAGAAGTGTTCTGATTATTATAGACCATCATCATTTGATAAGACAAACATCAGTAGCTACATAAAGAAAAGATTAGGAATTACTAAAGCTAATGATGAGTATGAGCTAGTTAAGCAAAGAGTTCTTTTAAAACTTGGAGCAACTAAGTGGGAAGATGTTCCGGTAGAAGAATTAAGAAAATCATTACACATAGTTGATGAAAGTATAAGAATTATTAAGTTAGATAGACCAACTCAACAAGTATCATTTTTTTAATAAATATAAGGGAGGTATGGAAATGGTTAAAGTAGCAGAGGGGTTTATGCCATTTAAAAAAGATAGTAAAGGAAAGGAATTACCAAGTGATGAATTCATAGAGTTTAAGGAACATTTCAGAATAGTAAATAATGCTATAGATAGGTCATTAAAACTTGAAGCAGAGTTGGAAAAGAAAAATAAGATTATTGATGAACTAATGAAGATAAATGAAAAGCCTATAACTTTTGGACGAGAAGAGCTAAAAGCAGAGGTAATCAATAAAATTATTGAAGTTTATCCAGAAGCTACAGCCGATTTTACATTTGGGATTTTAGATGAAATTAAAGATGATTTAGTTAAATCATCAACTAGAAATTTCTTAATTATTAACAGAAAGTAAGAAAAATGAATATTATATTCCAATAAAAATTTTTAAGAGGTAAAAAGTATGGGGTTAGGGACAGAAGTATTTACAATGCCAGGAAGCAAATTTAAGGCCGTTTGTATCAACCCAGTAGAAGATCCAGAAAAGATAAAAGAAATTTCACAAAGATATTATCAAGGATTAGTTAATGCTTTGGAAATTACTTTCGGAGAAGCATGGGCAACAGAGATTTTTAAGATAAGGGGTTGGACAGAAGAAGATTTTATAAAAGTAGGAGGAAAGTATGAATTTAGAGGAAAGAAAGCAATTGAAGAAGGAGATAGTAGAAAAAATATTGGAAGCTAATCCAGAAGCAACACCGAATTATTGCATAGTACTTTTAGATGAAATTAAAGAAAGTGTAATAAGTGCTGCAATGAATAGCATTTTAACAAAATGAATTTTAAACATAAGACAAGCAAGGCTGAAAAGCCTTTTTAAAAGGTCGAATGTGCGAAAAATGATGTAGAAAAAGTAAATATAAAGACTAGATAAGGCGATAAGCCTTTTAAAAATAACATAATGGCGAAAAATACCGTTGAATATAAAGATAATGGAGGATAAAAAGATGGAAAATGTAAAATATCAAAAAAAAGAAGGAGTTCAATTATTCATTAATGAAGAATTAGAACTTGAAGTAAGAGCAATTAAAAATGAAGATAGAAGTATTTCTTTAAATGCAGAAGATACAGCTATAGGCTTTGGTTGGTATCAAATTAAAAATAATAAAAAATATCCTAAATGGGAGAGGATTAATGGATTTATTAGTGAGTTTGGAAATTCTCCACTTGTGGGGAAAGATGATTACATTCCAGAAAGTTTATTTTATCTACTTGGAATGAAAGCAAATAATGATGTTGCTAAAAAGTTTCAAATGTGGTTAGCGACAGAAGTATTACCAAGCATGAGAAAATACGGAATGTATGCAACAGATGAATTGTTAGATAATCCAGATTTACTTATAGCAGCAGCAACAAAATTAAAAGAGGAAAGAGCTGCAAGGTTAGAAGCAGAGAAGCAAAGGGACAAGCTAGTACATCAAAATAAGTTGTACACAACATCAGAAATTGCTAAGGAATTAGGGTTAAGTAGTGCTACAAAGCTTAATAATTTATTGTCAGAAAAGAAGATACAGTATAAGCAAAATAAAACTTGGCTTTTATATTCTAAGTATTCTGAATTAGGTTTAGTTAGTATTAAGCAAGATGTATTGGATAACGGAAAAATAATATATGACAGAAAGTGGACAGGCAAAGGCAGAGATTTTATTTTGAATTTATTTTAGAGAGGTAATCATGGAAGGTTTTAATTGGTGGGGAGCATTTACGTTTGTTATGCCAATAGCTCTAGTAATAATAATCGGAGTTATAGCAATAATTACATCTATTTTAGATGTAGTAAACAAGCTAATAAAGAGAATTAGGAGGTAAGAATGAAAGAGTTAAGAGAAAAGCTACATAAAACTATTGATGAATACGGAAGGACAGATGAAAGAACTGTTGCTATTAGCCAAGAATTAGACAAGCTAGTTTGTGAAGCACAGAAGTTAATTATAAAAAAGGGATTAAGCTATATAGAAGCTATAGAAAAAGCAAAAGAATTGATAGGATCTGAAAGAGTTGCGCTCATGTAAATTCAGATTCAATCAATTCAAAAGAAATCAAGGATAGTATAACAGAAAATTAAAATAATTTAAACAGGAGGATTTAAATAATGAATATGTTATTACAAAATGATTTACAAGAAGTAAAAGAGGAATTTAAAGTAATTGACTTGCAAAGTGCTACATGGGTATTAAGAAAGTTAAGAGCAGTAAATGAAAAGATGAATGAAATTAATACTATAGCAGTTGAAGAAATATCAAGAATTAATGAGTGGGCAGAAAAAGAAGTTAAGTCATTAAATGACGATAAGGAATATTTTGAGGGGTTATTAAGTGCTTATTACATAGAGGAGAGAGCTAAAGATAAAAAGTTTAAATTATCAACTCCATATGGAAAAGTAACATCAAGAAAAACATCTAAATATATCTATGAAGATGAACAAGCAATTATGGATTATTGCAATATGAATGAAATAGATGTAATCAGAGTTAAAGAAGAGTTAGATAAGACTTCATTTAAGAAGCTTTGTAAAGATGGTGTAAATCAAGAAACAGGTGAAGTTGTTCCTGGAGTAAGAGTAGAAACTGTAGAGAGTATTAGTGTAAAAACTGAATAGGAGGATTTTAGATGAACTTATATGAAAAGTTAGTTGAGATTAGAAAAGAGGTTATAAACTTTTCTAAAGATACAGAAGGATATGGATATAAATATGTAAGTGGTAGTCAAGCTATAGCAAAGATAAGAGATAAGATGGATGAGTTAGGAATAATATTAGTTCCAGGAGTAGGAGATACAATTACATCTACTTACGATTATATAAACTCTAAAGGTAAAGAGTGTACAGATCATGTAGTATCTGGAGATATGTCTTATACATGGATTAATGCAGAAGAGCCGAGTGAAACATTAATAGTTCCATGGAAGTTATATGGAGCACAAGATGATATATCAAAAGCATTTGGTAGTGGTTTAACATATTCAGAAAGATACTTTATATTAAAGTTTTTCCAAGCACCTACTGATGATGCTGATCCAGATAATAGAGATACATCTAATAGAGGAACTGGAGCTAAAAAAGGATTAAGTGAAGCACAAGTGAAGAGATTATATGCAATTGCTAATGCAGTAGGATATGACCAAAAAACAATTAAACAAATGGTAACTACTAGATATAACAAGGCAGTAGAGCAGTTAACTAAAGCAGAATATGACCATGTTTGTAACGGATTGGAGGATAAGAAAAATGGCTAATTCAATTAAATTAGATTGGAGAAATCAAGAGATATTTTATGTACCTGCTACAGATGTTGAATTTATGATAGAGGACAGAACGGAAAAGATTAAATTAACAAATGAGCAGTTTGAATATTTGTTTGACCAATACAGAGAAAGCGTTGGAGAAAAGACAGTTAGTGAGTTAGAAGATAAAATCTTAGAATTAGAGGTTGCATTAGAGAATGCACATGAAATTATAGAGGAGAAGGAAAGACTAGAGGATGTTAGAAGAGAAAGATATTTTAGTCCTTCTTACTAGAGGTAGTTAGTATGGCAGAAAGAAGAATGTTTGCAAAAACAATTATAGATAGTGATATGTTTTTAGATATGTCACTATCTACCCAAGCACTATATTTCCATCTTAGTATGAGAGCTGATGATGATGGGTTTGTAAATAATCCAAAGAAGATACAAAGAATGATAGGTTGTGGCGATGATGAATTAAAAATGTTAGTTGCAAAAAAATTTATTATTCCATTTGAAAGTGGAATATGTGTAATAAAGCATTGGAGAATACACAATTATATAAGAACTGATAGATATAAAGCGACTCCATATCAAGAAGAAAAGAGTCAATTAATACTAAAAGATAATAACTCCTATACTTTATCAAATGAGGTGACTACCGTTGGTATACCAAGTGGTATACCAGGTGGTGTACAACATGAACACCAATGTGAAACCCAGGTTAGGTTAGGTAAGGATAGGTTAGGTAAGGATAATAATACTATATCTAAAGATATAGTTAGTAGTACTAAAGTACAACCTATTATTGATTCTTGGAACTCATTAGGATTACAAAAGTTAGTAGCAATAAATCCTAATACAAATAGATATAGATTATTAAATGCAAGAATTAAAGAATATGGATTAGATACAGTATTACAAGCAATAGAAAATATAAGATATTCAAGTTTCCTAAAAGGACAGAATAATAAAAATTGGACCATTACATTTGATTGGCTGATTAAACCTAATAACTTTACAAAAGTATTAGAGGGGAATTACAGAGATAAAGGAGATAGCAATAATGGAGGTATTGAACAGAATATTAAATCAAGTGAAGATAAACCGCAATATAACTTCGGCTGCTTCGAATAATTACAAGTGTAATAAGTGTAAAGATACAACCTGGTTATTTAATGATGAGGGGAAGATAAAAGCTAGATGTGAATGTTATGAGTTAGATCTTATAAATAGAATGTGGGAAAATTTTGGGGTATCACCAAAGGATATAAAACCATTAAGAGAATACAAGCCTTATAACGATATAACTAATAAAGCTAGAGAAAGGGCTGTAGATTATATAAAAAGCTTTGATGAAATAAAGGACCTTAGAGAAAATGGTTTTTGTTTAATGGGACAACCAGGAGCAGGAAAAACACATATAGTTACCGCAATAGGCAAGGCTTTATTAGATAAAAAAATACCAGTAGTGTATATGCCTTATATAGAGGTTATTAGGGAATTAAAGGCTTGTGCTATGGATGAGGAATATTATAACAAGACAATAGAGAAATATAAGAGAGCTAAAGTATTGATTATAGATGACTTATTTAAGGACAAGGTTAAGAAAGGTAAGTTAATAGGTGAACTTAAAGAACCAGATATTAAGCATATATATCCGATAATTAATTATAGATATTACAACTATCTACCTACTTTAATTTCTACAGAATGTACTCCAATAATGCTTTTAGATTTAGATGAAGCTTTAGGCGGTAGGATATTAGAGTGTTGTGGTAAGAGATTTGGAACTGTATTTAAGAGTGATTGTAATTATAGATTAAAAAAATATGCAGAATAAGGAGCGAAATATGAAAATATGGGAAAGCATGACTAATACTGAAAGAGCAGCGCAGACATTTAGGGATATAAAGTTAAGGCAGGAGAGAAGATTAGAGATAAGGAAACGTGCAGAATATGAAGCTAATTCCTTTACAGTAGAAAGTTCATTAAAAGCAATAGCAAGAACAAGAGGAGCTAAGAATAGAGGGTGTAGGTCATGCAGATAAGGGAAATACATTTTTGTGAGGTATGTGGAAGTCCTTATGTAGAATTACACCATGTAGTGTACAGGTCGGAAAATAAGAATTTAGAGAACTGTAAATTAAACTTTGTGTATTTATGCCAGGAGCACCATAGAGGAACATATGGAGTACATGGAAGTAAAGGAGCAAGACTTAATAGAAAACTTAAATTAGAGTTCCAAAACAAGCTGGAAGAGTTATTGGGCAAGCAGTATTTAACTAGAGAAGAAATAAATAATATTTTACAGATTGACGATAAGGCGCTTAATAGGCTTTTAAAGAGGTTTTCTATACAAGACTATAAATATATCAAAGAAGATATAATAAGGGCTTGTATGGGCGGTAAATTGATTATGTAGAGGTGTGTTTTGGAAGAGTTAAAGAATCAATATCCGGATGATTGTATTATCTTAGGAAACATAATTAAAAGAAAAAATAATCTAAAAGAAGATGATATAGCAGGAGCATTTAGTTTAATGCAAGATAGCTTACAAGCTTATTTTAGATGGTCAGTTATAAGATGTGAAATAAGAAGCAATTTAAAGCGTGGAGAAAGAGCAGAGATTAAAGATTTACTAGAGAATATAGTTAAGTATCTAGATGAAGTACATAGAGATACAAGGGTACTATATAAGCTTGGTAGAGAAGATTTAAGAAATAATAGAGAGGAGTAAAAAGATGAACGAGTATAAAGCTAAAAAGGTCATGGAGATTTTAGAAAAAGATTTAGAAGAATATAAAAATTAAATATATAGAGAATAGGAGTAAATTCAGCTAATGTTATATGCTTTTATTCTCATAAGAAAATCAATTTCAACAGAGGTGATTAAGTGATTGTAGTTGAAGGAAAGATAAAAGGAAAAGCTAGACCAAGATTCAATACTAAAACAGGAAGAGCATTTACTCCTGGAGACACAATAACATATGAGAATTGAATTAAATGTTGTTATAAGGAGCAGTGTGGGAAGTTTATAGATGGTCCAGTAAAGGCTAAAATATATGTTTACTATAAAATACCTAAGTCATACACAAAGAAACGTGTACAAGTCATAAGAGATGGGTTAGAAATGCCTTTAAAGAAACCCGACGCTGATAATGTAGCAAAAATAGTATTAGATAGTTTAAATAAAATTGCATTTGATGATGATGCGCAAGTAGTAGAGTTAACAGTTATAAAGAAATGGACAGAAGAGCAAGAAAGAATTGAATTTGAATTGGAGGAAGTAAGGAGTGAATAAAGTTATTCTTATTGGAAGGTTGACCAAGGATCCAGAGTTAAGATATGCAGCAGGAAGTGGAACTGCAGTTTGTAGATTTACATTAGCAGTAGCAAGGCAGTTTAAAAAGGACGAAACAGATTTTATAAACTGTATAGCATTTAATAAAGCAGGAGAAGCAATTGCGCAGTATTTGACTAAGGGTAGGCAGTTAGCAGTTACAGGAAATATAAGAACTGGTAGTTATGATGCACAGGATGGAAGCAAGAGATATACAACAGATGTAGTTGTAGAAAGCTTTGAATTTATAAGTAACAGTAATTCAAATAATAATCAAGTTAATGCAGGAGCATGGAATCCACCAGAGGATATGGGATTTGGTGAGGAAGTACAAACAGATTATGGAGATATGCCTTTCTAGGGGGAAATTATGAATAGAGCAGAAAGAAGAGTTAGAGAAAAAGAAAAGAAGAAAGATAGTAATAAGAAAGTTGAGGCTATGGCATGGTTTAGGTCATTGCCTCCTGCTAAACAAACATTGATAGATAGCTTAGTAAAAATTGAAGCAAGGAAAGAGAATGATAGCTTATTAAAAGCAATTGATAGATGTTTTAGTGCAGCAGTTTTTGAAGAACTTGAAAACTTAGAGTGGGAAGATGTTAAAAGAATTATAGATAAAAGCGCAGAGTTGATGCTAGATGATGCACATAAAATGAAAAATTTAAAAGGAAGTTTAGGAGGAAGTTACGATATGGCGATAAAGAAAATAAATGAAGAAATGGCACCAGAGGTTGAAAAGAGGGTAAGGGAGTTAATCAAAGATGGATATAATCAAAAAGTTAGTGTAAAGATGCTAATAGAAGAGTTTAACACTCTTAGTACAGCTATATTAACTAATGCTTATAAAAGGACCAAGGCTATAGTTTCAGAAGAAGAAAAGTTAAAGAAGATAGCAGAGCAAGAAGAAAAAACTAATACAGAAGAGAATAATAAGGTGAAAACAACGGTTAAGAACAAGAATAGTAAATTAAAAGTTATTAAAGAAGTTACTAAAGTTATAGAAAGAGAAGTCCAAGGAGAATATGGTTTATATAACATAAAAGGAAGTGTTGTAACTGTAGATGAAGAGTATTCTTTTGAAAATATAGAAGATGTTAAAAGCTGGGCTAACTTTGAAAGAGAAGAATTAATAAAAAAGATAGAAGAGCTTAAATTAAAGATTGAACATATAAATTCATGTGAAAGTGAAGCTATAGAAGTTATAGAAAATTTCATGAACATTTAATAAAAAATAGGTAGTGTAGCACCTAGTAGGCATAAGCAGACTACGCCTTACATTATGACTTATGCCTTGTAATTAACATCAGGAGGAGAATATGGATGAAAAATAAAATGTTAGAAAGAGATTTGTTTATAACGGTTGGAATGAGTACTGCACTTTTAAAGCAAGCAGAAGATTTGATTGGGGATATTAGTAAGTTAAAAAAAATATATTCTATAGAAGATTTAGAAAAGTCTAGTGAGAAGTTGCTTGGGGTAAGTAAGAAAATTTGTGAAACAAAAAAAATATTAGATAGAGCAGTAGAAAAGTATGGAGAAAGACAACTGGATCAAGCACAAGAAGAATTAGCAGAATTAATAGTTGCTATAAGTAAATATAAAAGAGCAGTAGATAAAGATAGAAATACAGATAAAGCAGTAATAGATGTAATAGAAGAAATAGCAGATGTTAACATAATGATTAAGCAGGTAATGATGTTATTAGATATAGAGGAGTTTGAAGTCCAAAACATAGAGATAGCAAAGTTAAATAGATTAGAAAAAGGATGGATAGTTAATGAGCAGAGATAAATTCAAAAAGACAGAAGATAAGTTATATAACTATTTCAATAAAGAGAAGAAAATAGCTACATTAAATTATAGAATAGAAGTATTAAAGAGGCAGATAGATAAAATTAATCAAGAGCTTAGAGAGTGTGATGTTAACATTGAGATAGAAAGTAGTAGTCCAGGATTTGAAGAAAGGGTACAAACATCAAGTGATGGAACAAGTTATGCAGAAAGAGAAGTAATAAGAATAACAGAGTTAAAATTAAAAAGAAAGGTATCTAAGGAAATAGAGATAGAAGAGTTAAAAGAGGAGATAGAAAATATAGAGTTAGATAATTCTATACTAGAATATAACTTACAATACATTAATGAAGAATGGTACAAGCTATTGGAATTAAAATATAAATTTAAAAAGAATGAAACACAAATATCATTTGAAATGAATATAAGTCAATCTCAAGTAAACAAGATAAAGCAAAAAGCTATTGCAAATATTCAAAGATGGGAAGAATGGCGTAAAGTGGAATAAAAAAGGAATAAAAGAAGAATAATCATATAGACAATATGTGAGATAATGAGTATGTAGAAATTATGCATCATGTGTAATTGTCCTCCTGTAAAATAGAGAGCACCTGGTAGAAATACTGGGTGCAATATGGAGATATAGTTCAATGGTAGAACAATAGGCTGTTAACCTATATACGTAAGTTCAATTCTTACTATCTCCTCCAAAAGCGAACTATGAACCTTATATGGCAGTAGGTAGTATAAGGGGAGTGAAGCAATAAATATCTATTGGTGGCAAGTAAGACCTTACCTACAGGCATTATAGTCAGATAGATAGATTAATCCAGCGAAGCATAGAAATGCAGTTACTGGATTAAGGTTATTAACTATATAACCTCTCATAAGTTCTCAAATACCCTTTGTACCAAGAAAGCACTTAGTAGAAATACTAGGTGCTATTTTATTTATGGAAAGGAGAAAGATGTGAAAGTTAAATGTGATATATGTGATGTTGAATTTGAAATTAATAATCCAGCAATGAAAGTTAAAAATGTTAATGGAATAGAAGTTAACTATTTTGAATGTCATAAATGTAATCATAAGTATATAACATCTTGTTATGATAATTATGTATTAAGAGAACAAAATAAACTTAAGAAGCTAGACGAAAAGATATCTGCAACAAACAATGGAAAAGAAAGAGAAAAGCTTATGATTAAATCTCAAAAGTTATTAAAGCATTTAAAAACCCATTCTGATAGATTGAAAATGGATATAGAAAAGCAATGGATTCTTTAAAGTTAGAAAAATGGATTAAAGAATTAATTGCTAAGAATGAGCTTTGGAGATTTTATAAGAGTAAATATTGGGCAGGTAATAAAGATACAAAAGGTTTGAAGAATGAAATTCTTGAAGAGCAGCATTATGAATGTCAAGAATGTTTGAAGGAAGGTAAGATAACTAAGGCTGATACAGTTCATCATGTTCAGTTTGTTAGGAAGTATCCAAGGTTAGCTTTGAGTAAACATTATACTTATAAAGGAAAACAGTATAAGAACTTAGTTGCTGTATGTGCAGCTTGTCATAATAGACTACATCCTGAAAAGCACTTTTGCAAGAAGAAAGCTACACCATTAACAGAAGAAAGGTGGTAAAGTACCCCCTACCTCCCTATACCCTATTTTTTTATGGGGGACTAGCACCGGAAAGGGGGTTATAGTATTTAGACAGAAAGCTTCGCACACACATGAGGGGGTATAAGGTTAAAAATATGGCAATTTTAAAGACGTTAGGAGGTGGTTAAAATGAGTAGTGTTAAAAAAAGTAAAATTCAGATGAAGGCTGAAAAAGACTACCTTGCAGGAATGACTTATGCTAAACTAGCTGGCAAATATAATGTATCAGAAAGTACCATAAAAACATGGCGTAAAAAATTTGGTTGGATAAGGCAAAAAGGTGAAAAAGTGTCCGAATTGGACACAAAACAGGGCAATTTTAGGGCAAAAAATACCCAAAAAACTACCAACAAAAAAGTACAATCAAAGAGGGCAATTAATAAGTTAAAAAAAGAAGCTCTTTTAACCTACGAAACTACAACTTTAGAAGATTATGAAGCCATGAGAGAAGATTTGTTAAATCAGCTTAAGAATAATGGAGTTACTGGGCTATTTTATAATGATTTAGTTGATGTTTATATGAAGATGTATTCAATAAAGAATAAGTTAATATTAGATATAGAAGAACGCGGGGTTGCTGTTGAGTGGAGTAATGGGAAACAAATTAGCGTTAAAAGAAATGATAGTTTAGATGGCTTACATAAAACAGTAGCACAAATGTTAAATATATTAACTAAATTAGGATTAGATATTCCTGAAAATAAAAATATTAATCCTGGTAAAGGTGAGGATGATGAAGCTCTATAGTAAATATATAAACCCTTACATGGAAAAAATATTAAATAATGAGATAGAGCATTGTAAAGAGCAAGAAGATATGATAAACAACATAATCATACCAGTTCTTGAAAGGGAAGATGTTTATATTGATGAAAAGAAAATTGAAGAAGGTTTATCATTACAGAAGTACTTTCCATACAAATTAATTGAATGGGAGGTATTTTTATTTGCTCTAATAGTTGGAGTATTTAAAACTGATGGAGATATATTCTTTAAAGAAGTTAGAATAGTCGTAGGAAGAGGCAGTGGAAAAAATGGCTTTATATCGTTTTTATCATTCTATTTCTTAAGTCCATATCATGGAATTAAAGGTTATAACATTGATTTACTTGCTAATACAGAAAATCAAGCTAAAACAACATTTAATGATGTTTATGAAATAATAAAAGAACCAGTTAATAAGAGTTTTGAGAATATATTAAAGAAAAATTTTCATGCAACGAAAACAGAGATTACAGGAATAAAAACCAAGTCAGTATTAAGGTTTAATACTTCAAGTAAAAGAGGTAAAGATAGTAAAAGAACTGGTTGTGTTATTTATGATGAAAAGCATGAGTATGAAGATACTACTAATGTTAATACTTTAGCGTCAGGATTAGGGAAGGTATGGCATGGCAGAGAAATAACCATAACTACTAATGGTCATGTTAGAGGTGGTTTATTAGATAGGGAACTAGATCAAAATAAAGATATATTAAAAGAGTATAATTCACTTAATAGAACTTTAGTATTTTGGTGCAGAATAGAGGAAGAAAGTGAATGGGATAAACCAGATAAATGGATTAAAGCTATACCATCTATTAATGATTTTCCAAGTTTAAAAAGCACTATAGAAAAAGAAGTATTGGATATGCCATATAAATTAGATTATTTTCCAGAGTTTATGGCAAAGAGAATGAATTTTCCTATAGGCAATAAAGATTTGGAAGTTGCCACATGGGATGATATTTTAGCAACTAATAAAAAAATGATTAATTTAGAAGGTATGGAGTGTGTTGGTGGTGTTGACTTTGCTATGACTAATGACTTTGTAAGTGTTTGTTTAGTATTTAGAACTAATGGAAAGTATTATGTTCTTCAGCATACTTTTGTATGTACTCATTCAAGAGACTTAAAGGGGATTAAAGCACCTTTAAATGACTGGGCAGAAAAAGGGCATTTGACATTTATAGAAGATGTTGAAGTAGCAGCTCATTTAGTAACAGATTGGTTTTTGAAAATGGGAACTAAATATAAGATTAAGAAAATAGGAATTGACCATTTTAGATTTTCATTTTTAAATAGCGAATTTAAGAAAATAGGATTTGATGCATATGAAAAGAAAAATATTAAAAGAATTAGACCTAGCGATATTATGATGATTGCTCCAATAATTAACTCGATATTTATAAATCATAATTTTGTTTGGGGAGATGTACCTATACTTAGATGGTTTACTAATAATACTAAAAAGATAGTTCAAAATGGAAATGTTAGTTATGGAAAGATAGAACCTAACTATAGAAAAACAGATGGATTTATGGCTTTAGTTAATGCTGTTATCCTTGCACAAGAATTAAAAGAAAAGAAAAAAGCTAATCCTAAGGCATTTAAAGTTATTAAATTTAATTAAAGGGAAAGTGGGTGAAATTAGTGAAATTAGTAGATTATATAAAATCATATATTAACCCAAAAAAGAATTCTAAAGCTGTTGATGTAGAATCTATTGAAGATAGTGATATAGATATTGATGTTTTAAGACAAGAAATTTATTTTAAAGAATTAGCTTTATATACAGCTATTAGTTATATTGCGAATGCAATATCTAAATGTGAAATAAAAACATATGTTAATCATGAAGAAGTTCAAGAGAGAGATTATTTTATCTTGAATTATTCAGCTAATATTAATGATAATTCAAGCCATTTTTGGTACAAAGTAATTGAAAAAATGTTTTATAGTGATTATGGAGAAGCTTTAGTAATTGAGAACAATGGTAATTTATACTGTGCAGATTCGTATTCTGTTGAAGAATATCCTATGGTAGGTAATAAGTATTCTGGAATTACTATAGGAAATTTACAGTTAAACAGAAGTTATAGAGCTTATGAAGTATATCTCTTTAAGTTAGAAAATAAAAAGATAAAAACATTAATAGATGGATTGCATCAAAATTATGCTGATTTATTAAGCCATGCAATTAAAACTTATAAAAAGTCTAATGCTATAAAATATAAATTGAAGCTTGATGGGATTGAAGCTGGAGATGCTGAATTTAATGAAATATTTGAAGAGGTTATTAAAGAGCAGCTTAAAACATTTATTGAAAGTGATAATGTTATTTATCCAGAATATGAAGGTTATAACTTAGAGGATATATCTCCTAAAAACAATGTTAAAGATTCAGCCGATATTATTTCGTTGAAAAAGGACATATTTGAAACAGTAGCACAAGCTATAAAGATACCTAATTCATTATTGTTAGGCAATATAACTAATATGAAAGAAGTAATGAATTCATTTATAACAAATGCAGTAGATCCTTATGCTAAGATGATTAGCAGAGAACTAAGTCGTAAGCAGGGTTATGAGAAATGGAAAAAAGGAAATTATGCAAAAATGGATACATCAAAAGTTAATCATATTGATATTATTGAAGTTGCTGATAAGTTGGACAAACTTATTTCTTCAGGAACAATGTGTATTGATGAAAATAGAGCATTGATTGATTATCCAGCTTTAAATACTGAAGAAAGTAAAAAGCACTTTGTAACTAAAAATTATGATGCAGTTAAGAACTTGAAAGGGGGTGAGAAAGATGAATAGAGCTAAATTGAAATATGCATTCAATCAATTAGCAAATAGTAATAAACATCAACTTTATATTTATGATGAAGTTACTGCTTATGGTAAGTTTAATTGGAATACTTGGGAGTATGATGATTCAGAAACATCAGCAGAGTATTTTAGACAAAAGTTAAATGAAATACCAGATAATGATGAGATAGAGTTATTTGTTAATAGTAATGGTGGCAGTGTCAAAGAAGGAGTGGCTATATATAATATGCTATCTAGAAAACAATGTAAGAAAACTTGTTATATAGATGGATTTGCTTATTCTGTAGCAAGTGTTATATGCTTGGCTTGTGACAAAATTATAATGGGACTTGGTACATCAATGATGATTCATGAAATGTGGATGACGGTAAGTGGCAATGCAAAGCAGTTAAGAAAACATGCTGATGATTTAGATGTGTTGATGGAGTCAAATAGACAAATATATTTAAATAGAGCTAAGAATCTTACTGAAGAGCAGCTTATAGAAATGATGGAAGCTGAAACTATTCTAACGCCAGAGCAATGTTTGGAATACGGATTCTGTGATGAAATAGCACAAAGTTCTATAGACCCAAATACATTATTAAATCAACAAAGAGCTTTAATGCAACAAATGAAGTTTGAAGCTTTAAATCAAAAATCTTTGAGAGAAGAAATGTTACAGTTTATTAAAAATGGTACTAGAGAAGAGGAAGACAATCCATCTGTAGAGGACGAACCTGAACAATTAAATAATGATAATGAAGAAGAACCAAAACAAAGTCCGTTAGGTTCTTTTTTTAATGCACTTTTAAAATAAAATGAATAGGAGAAATAAAAATGGGAATGTTAAGTATAACTAATTTAAAACAAAAGGATGCAGTAGATGCATTACAAAAGGCAATGATTTCAGGAAATGAAACAGAAATTCAAGAGGCATGGTGTGGCTTCCAACAATCAATAATTGATGTTGTAAAGCAAGACTTTGAAGAAGCTCATGGAAATCAAACTATATTAGCTCAAAGAGGATATAGACAGTTAACTCCACAAGAAACTAATTATTATAATAAGTTAATAGAAGCTGGTAAATCAGCTAATCCACAACAAGCAATGACAGGGTTAACTGATATCATGCCTGAAACTATTATAGAAGATGTATATAAAGATTTAACTGATGAGCATCCGCTATTAAATAAAATAAATTTTGTTTCAGTTAAGTATTTAACTAAATGGATACTTAATGATCATACTGTACAAACTGCTGTGTGGGGTGAAATTAATTCAGCTATTACAGAGGAAATAACAAGTGCATTTAGAACTATTGACGTCACTCAATATAAATTAAGTGCATTTGCAGTTATTGAAAAAGATATGCTTGATTTAGGTCCAGTATTCTTAGATGGATATATAAGAATGTTTTTAAAAGATGCTTTATTATGTGGATTAGAAAAGGCAATAGTAGATGGTGATGGTAAAAATCAACCTATTGGATTAACTAGAGATGTATCTGAAAATGTTACTATAACTGGTGGTAAATATCCAAAGAAAGAAGCAGTAAAAGTAACTACATTCGCTCCAGCAGAGTATGGACAGTTATTATCTAAGCTTGTAAAGAATGAAAAGGGCAGAAATAGAAAGTTTAACAAGGTATTATTAATTTGTAATCAATCTGATTATTTATCTAAGATAATGCCTGCAACAACTGTTTTAAATAGTGCAGGAGCTTATGTAAATAATTTATTCCCATTTCCGACAGATGTTGAAATATCAAATGAATTATCAGATGGTGAAGCAATTATTTGTTTACCAGAAGAGTACTTCATGGGAATTGGTGGAGCAAAAGAAGGTGTAATAGAATATAGTGATGATTTAAAGTTCTTAGAAGATAAAAGAGTTTATAAGATTAAAATGTATGGAACAGGAAGAGCGTATGATAATACAGTTTCTATATTAATTAATATAGCTGATTTAGATCCAGCATATATTACAGTAAAAACTGCAGAAGCTCCTCCAGCAGCTTTAAACTCAAGAAAGTCTACTAAATAGTAGGTATGGATAAAATCACTTTAGTTGAGCAATTAAAAGAAAGGCTAAATATAACTTGGGAAGATGCATCTACTGAAAATAAGCTATCAAATATAGTTGAAGATGCAAAGATAACTTTAGATCATAAACTAGGAGCTGAAATAGATTATTCAAAAGCTGGGATGGAAAGAACACTATTCATGAATTATTGCATGTATGTATGGCATGATTGTTCTAATGAGTTTGATAAAAGCTATTTGAATGAAATTTATCAAATTAGAAATAAATATAAGGTGAAAAGATATGTTGAAAAGAAAACAGAAATTTGATTCTTTTAATGATGGTGTTCTATATTATGGTGACTATTTAGAAAGTTATGATGAAAATAATAATGCTTGCAATGAAAAAGAGTTTTCTATAAAAGGAAAGCTCTTTTTCTCTTATAAAACAATAAGGGAGCAAGATAGTTTAAAGTATAGTGATACTGGATTAAAAGTATCTATTAAATTAAAAACTCATTATATACATGGAATATCAACAGGAAATACTGTAAAAATTAATGACTCTTTATATAGTATTGCTTATTTAGAGCATGATGCATCAAAAGAAAAAATGTTTATTTTTTTAACTGATTTAATTAATGTTATGTCTAAACATATTGGTATTTTCCTTAAAAATAAAGGGGGAGCTTTATCCGATGATGAATGGGGCCATTGCAGAACTGTTTGGGGAGATATTAAAGAAATAAATAATGTTAAAACATTAGAAAGCACATCTAATGGAAAAGTATCTACTAAATTTAGAAAGAAATTTATTATAAGATATATTGAGTATTTAGACTTAAGTAATGATAAAGAAGCTACTACTAAATATAAGATTGCTTATAAAGATAAATTTTATAATATTTTAGGAATTAATAACCTTGAAGAAAGAGATGAAATATTAGAAATTGAAGGAGTGATAGAATAGTGGGAATGAGTACTTTAGAATGTAAGGAATTGCAAGATAGATTAAATAATATGTCCAAAAGAGCAAGTGCTAAAGAAATGGATAAAGTACTTGATAAAGGAGATAAAGTTGTTCTTGAATCTATGAGAGAGACAGTTCCTAAGGATACGGGTGAGCTACGAGATAGTTTAGGAAAAATAAAAAGAAAAGGCTCAGGTTTCAATAGAACTAGTGTTATTGGAATTGTAAGTGATGATAGAGAAGTTGTTGAAAGAGGATATTATCAGGAGCATGGTACTAGAAGAATGGCAGGAAAGAAGTGGATTAAAAGAGGTTTTCGTAAAGCGAAAGATAATGCAGTTTCTGCTATGAAAAAAGAGTTAAAAGAAAATTTAATGAGGTAGTTATGCATAATAAGTTAGTTGAAATATTAGAAGAGTTAAATATACCTATTGGTTTTCAAAAATTTGAAGGTGAAGCTGAGGAGTATATTATTTTTAATATTTATGATGATGAAGATAGTAATTTTTTTGATAATGAAAATTTATCAGAAACTTATTATATTTGTATTAATTATTGGACAACAAAGAAATCAAAGTTAGATAATTATAAAAAAATCAAAACTTTACTTAAGGGCTATGACTTTAAATATAACAGTGGAAAAGATATTGAGTCTGATGGTGCTTATGGTAGAAGTTTAACTTTTATATATGAAAATTATTTAGATGAAGGAGAAGAAAAATAATGGCAAAAAAGAAAAAAGTATTAGCTGGTTTATCAAATATACATTTTGCTCCGCTAGTAGATGGAACATATAAAACACCAGTACCTATTTTATTTGCTAAAAAAATAGAGAATAAATTAGAGTATGAAAATGACCAAGAATGGGCAGATGACAAAGTAGTAGAGAATGGTTATGACTTTGTAGGTGGTGAAGGAACCTTAACTGTTTTAGCATTAACATCAGAGGAACAGGCATTATTATTTGGAAATACTATAGTTAAAGGTGGGATTAAAGTTAATTCAGGAGATGTATCACCTCAAGGAGCATTTTTATTTGAAAGAAAGAAGAAAAGAAGTACACATAAAAGATTATATGTAATATATAACTGTGTATGCTCACCTACATCAATTTCAGCAGAAACTATTGAAGATGGTAAAGGAGAAGGTTCTACAGACGAAATAAGTTATAGTATTGGTGAAGGTGAAAATGGTGATATTTATCATTATATAGATACAGATGATGAAAGTGTAGTTGCTGACGCAGTTAGTAATTGGTTTAAACAAGTTCAATTTCCACAAAATATAGAACTAGAAGAATCACAAGTTAGAAAAGTGAGTAATAAAAAATAAGGGTTGATATTTCGAGGGCACTGAAAAAGTGCCTTTTATTTTTGTCTAAATTACATGGTAAAAAATGAGAACCCTTAGAAGCGATTCTAAGGGTTCTCTATTAACTTTTTA